GACGTTAGCTGAGAAATCTTGAGATCTGCCACGGCACCTAAAGCCCTTGATTGTCAGTCTACTGAGATGACTCCAGCAGAATCGAACCACCAGCCACGGCAGGAAGCGTGTCAAGCAACAAACGAGAGCTGTCTTCCTGCAGCAGTTCGTCGTAACTCAACGTACGTACTTTCAATCGGATGGGACCGGTCGTTACGAAATCGGCGTTGACTTGTACTACCGAGTCAGGTGAAAAGGCGATGCCAGCTTGGGTGATGACGCCAGAAACTTCGTAAAAGATCTCGTCATCGGTGTCGCCAATACCCATTTCAGGCGAATAGTTGGCGGTCTTGAGGAAGAACTGCGCGTCAAACTCGCTGCCGATCTCGGTGCGAAGCGCCAGTTGCAGCAGGTAGTTGGCTTGCTCGCCGGCGTTTTGATAGCTCCACTGGGCTTGGATGTTGCCCGAGCCGGACATGAGCGCACCGAACTGCGAGCGGAAGCTATCGCTCAAAGCTGTGGTGTCGATCGCCTCGCGTTGTGTGCTCAGTTCGTAGCTGGTGACTTTCCCGAGGGTCAGAAAGTTGCTGTTCTCAATGCTGAGGTTGATGCTGAGGTCGGCTGCTGGGGTAACGAGGTCAACCGCATCGGCTGAATTACCACTAACTGCCTTGGCGTAGGTCGTGAAAAGGCGGATGCCGCCGAGGTCGTCAACGTTGACGTACCAGTTGCCGTCACGGTGTTGTTGGTTGTCCTGCCAGCCGCTAGCTGCTACGAAATCGAGGACTTGGTTGGTGTTGTTTTGGATGTAGAGCAGGTCACCTGTGACTATCGCGTTGTTGTCGACCTGCAGTGCAAACCGATTGGCGCCAGCGTTTACGTCACCGATGCGAAGCAAGACCTGCAGCTTTTGGCCGCCGGATTTGCGGCGAAGCGCGACGTAACCGTAAGTGCCGAGGTAGACGCTCATTACAAGGTCGCAGTGGCAAGGGCGCCAGTGGCTTGGAAGCTGATCTGCGCCGAGGAAACTTCGCCGACGGAAGCGCCGATGCTGGCGCTGGTGATGTAGGCGTCAAAGGTGGCGTCACTATTGACAGCACCATCCGTCAGTCGCAACGTCAAACGAACAGGCGTGGTGACTGCGCCGGTTTTGATGATCTGCTGCAGTAGTGCGCTGGCGTCGTTGTTGGTGCCGTCGTTGTAGTACAGAAGCGTGGCGCTACCGCTAAAAGACTGCACGCCAGGGGTATAGCTGCGCTGCGTGTCTCCGAGGCTGGTGGTTTCCAGCGTTTCAAGGTCTGCTTGGAGCGTCCAGTTGGTGACCTTGCCGTATTCGACCGCAGCAGCGGCACCGCGAGGTCCGAGCATTTTGCCGTCGCGGCCTGTATAGATCTTGCTCATCGGAGGACGCTCACTAGGCGAACGGTAACAGTGCTACGCCCAGGTCTCACGCTAGTGATTTGTGGAGCCTCGGCATAGCGATACAGGCTGGCGTTTGGTGCATCAAAGGGGGTCGTTCCACCTAAGCCCCAGCCAGCGCGGGTGTTGGGCTCAATCGTGAACGTGTCGTAGGTGCCTTTCGATGAGTTGTAGTGCCCGATGAAATCATTGGCGTTGGAATCTGAGATATTTTCAAACGTCAGTTCCAGTTCTTGTCCGACGCGCTTGTCGCCGTAAACGACGCGATATTCCTTGCCGTTTTGTGAGCGAAATGATTTGACCGGCCAATCACCAAGGCGGACCGAGCGGGCGGTTGGTTTTAGGTCGGGGAAAGCCATTGGATCAGGCCATCGTTTCTATTGTAAAGGGGGCAGTCACTGTGACTTGCTCGGCAATCAAGCTCTTGTTGCCGCTGGTGACCGGGAAGTGACTGGCGACAATTTGCACCAGTCCGTCTTCGTCGATTTGCAGTGATTCGACGACATAGGTTTGGTTGCTTGTGGTGGCGTTACGCACAGCAAAGATGGCATCTTGCTTGCTAAATGCTTTGCCGTCTAGATCAATAAAGATGCTGGTTTCTTCGACGTTGCTGTTCTGACGTTCCCAGAGATATACGTCGTGGTTCTGATTCAGTGCCAGCGGTTCGACTGAGACGACGGTGCCATCACCCAAGATGATGCCGTTGTTGTAGGTGGCGTTGTAAATGTTTTGCTCGGTGATCACGCGGATGTAGTTGCCCGGTGCCAGCGAGATGCCGTAGGGGGTGGTCTTGAAGCTGATCGTGTGGGTGACGTAGCGGCGGATGGCAAGGAAGTAACGAGCCACGGTCAGGGCGTGGTCGTAGCTGGTGATGTGGGTGTAATTGAACTCTTCGATTGGAGCGTTGTTCCACTCCGGTGCGTTGTTGTAGCCGACAACGATGGTGCGCTCTTCCGGGAAACGATCGGGGTATTCGCTGCGGTAGCGAAGTGCCACCTTCATGGGCTTGCGTTCTTCCGCGTTTAGGTAGCGCAGTTCGAAGGTGTCTTCGAGGATGTTGCCCTCGGTGAAGATGGCTTTGATGGGTACGTCAGCTAGGACCGGGTTGCTGATCAAACCGTTGCTGTGATACGGCAGCGCAGGCTCCAGTGCAAACTTGCCGTTCTTGGTCACCATGTTGCACAGCAACGAGGGGGCGATGCCGGCGACAAAATCGCGGATGTTGACGGGCTCGGTGATTACGTCGTCGTAGTAAAAACCGTTGATCTCCAAGTAGCGGGCTGTGGTTGCCATCGCCGCTTCGTCGATCAGGTCAGAGCTGAACAACTCGCCAAGACCTGCTTGCCTGTTCATCAGCAGGTAGCGCACTAGGTCGGTGAAGATGTTGGATGCGGCGGGGGCGCTGTCGATGAAGTTGTTGAACTGCGTGAAGCGACGGATCGGAACTTGGATTCCGTTCTTTTGGTAGATGTGCAGTTGCTCCAGCGAGGTGAGGTTGCGGGAACTGCGGATTTTTAAGCCCGCCATTGCACAGCCCTCGTATGAGGCGTTGGTGCCGGGATCGATGCTTTCGTTGACGTAGACGATTTCGTGCTCAGCGTTGTTGTCGCAACTGCGGGTGATCAAACCGCCATAGTGCGAGACTTCCGAAATGGCTGAGTTGCCCTCAAAAATACGATCGGCGTCATCTACGTTGGTTTGCTGGTTTTTCTTTGTGATGTTCAGACGGAACGTGTAAGTGATCTGGCGACCGTCAAATAGTTCTTTCTTGACTTGGAAGGTTTCGCCATCATTCCAGGTCTTGTTTGTTTTGGCAGGGGAAATGTCGATGGGTTCAATCTCGATGATGCGCCACCACCACTCGCGGTTGTTGTTATAGGGTCCGAGGAACTTCTGAGACTGAAGCTTCATTTTCAGTTTCATTTCCTTGGCGCCATTGGTGACCTTAAACAGCGCAGCCTCGGCGTCAGTAAAAACGTATGTCCCACCCTCGGGTGTTTGCGAGCGCCACGGTGCGTTGGCATAAGGACTTTCACTGGCATCTTGGTCGGGATCGTTGTTGATTGCCTTGGTAATACCGTTGCTGACTTCTTTGTCGTTCGCATCCCGGCCTTCAACTTCTGCTTTGACTAGGTTGACATTGAAATCAACGTCCACAGAGTTGACGGGATCACTGCGTCTCCCGTTAATCATCTCGGCATTGACCGCAATATCTGCAATGCGCTCTTCTACGCCTTTGGTGTAGAGCGTAAAAACTTGCTGTTGGGCGTTTGTTTTGATCTGGATGAAATTTTCGTTGGTGTCCAAGCGGACAAACATTGAGTCACGTCCAACGATCTGCACCAGTTCGCCGGAATTGATCGGGCGGATGCGGAACTCCCACTGACCGAGTGGGTGACCGATGCGTAAGTAATTGAACAGGTCGCGTGGTGCGTTGCCTTTGACAGCCAGAGGCTTGTCGTTCAGGCGAATCCAGCTATCGCTGGGGGCAGCAGTGGCGGAACGGATGTAGACCGAGAAAAAGCTGTAGCGCGTGGAATAGCTCTGGATGGTGCCGCCGCGCACTTGGATGTTGCGGTCATCGAGGTCCGCCAGCTTTTCTGGACCAGGGATTGAAATGAAATTGGCAAGACCGTTGAAACGCAGCCAGACCTGCGAGCGGATGCCGATCTCGGTGTACGAGCACGAGCGGACGTTCTGGAACGTGGCGATGTCCTGCTGGCAGATGGGATACCAAGCTTGTCCGATATCGACACGCGGGCCGTTAAGGTTTTCTTGGAGGGCTTTGTCGTTAATGATTAGAGCCCGGTTGACGATGCCAATGCTTCCTTTTCCATTGGGTACGTAACCATCGTCAAAGACTTCTTCGCACTCAAGCGTTACGGTGAAGAGGGTGCGCTTGTTGGAACGAGAAAATGTCTCCTCGTTAGCGGGAGAAGATTCACGTTTAACCACTCGGTACAAACAGTTTCCGATTACGAAGCGTTCGTTTACCTGGAGAAGTTCGTCAACTTTTTCTAGTTCGCTGATAATTTCCGAAATGACTCCTTCGTTATCAACACTCCCGGTTCTAAAGCGATCGGGGTCGTGATTGAAGCCTTGGGATTGAAGATCTGTTTTGTCTAAAATAACATTGCCGAAAACAAGGGTAATCTTCTCGCCTTTTGTAACGGTGTCGATTTTTAAGCCGTTATCAACAATGTCGTTAAATTTGGTATTTATGTATTCGGTGATGCCGATGAAGCGGGGGTAGTTGCGTCCTGTGCCACGCATCCCGAAGTTACCCGCGATCTGTAGGCGCCTGGCGTTGGCATCTTCTTTTACGTCGTCCTGTGCGTCATGGGGGCGAGAGATAACCTCCCAATTCAGGCGTAACGGGGTGCCGTTAGGGATGGCGTTGTATGCGCCAAAGCGCAGTTGGTTGCTAGGCGAGTAGCTGTGGGAAAAGGCTTCGCTGTCGCCGCCGGCAAACGTCGGAGCGTAAAAAGCGTTGTTAGTGTCGGCTATTACAGGACCAAAACCGCCGTAGCGACCATGGATGCCGAGTAGGCGGCTATCGCTGCTGTACCCAATGCCGTTGGCGTTTGGTTCGCCGCCTTGGTAGTAGTACCAGCGGTAATCGTTTTCGTTGAAGGTATCGAGCGGGGTTTGACCGATGTACAAGCCAGCGCGGTCGGCTGCAATGTCGGCTGCGGTGTTGTACGGACCACGCCCCATGCGACCTTGGCCGACGAGGAATACAAGGTCAGCAGATTGGTAGTTGCCCCAGCTAAAGAGACGAGACCAAACCAGCTTGGGGCTGATCATCACGCCGCCGATGTATTCGTTCGGGCGCCAGCCGGGAATTTGTTTGGTGAAAACGATGGGGATGCTTTCGCCGTAGCGGCTGATGTCCTGCCCAGCTTGAAACCCGTAGGTCGGGGCGAAACGATCGCGGCCAACAATGTTGTCGAGCTGGCGGTTGCGGATGCGAGCTTGATTGGCTTGGGCTGGTTTGGGTGTTAAAAGATAACTAGCAGCTGTTGACAAAACACCTACAACTAGGCTGATGATGCTGATTGTTAGGGGATCGCATCGAATATCTGGTATATGCGCATATTCAGCCGAACGCTCTCTGTTTTGCCAAAGTAATTCTTTTTTGTGCGCTTTATACTCTTCCTCCGTAAGCCCGAGAAGTTCAATTAGATCTTTTTCATACGGTAACAGCGGCATTTGGGTGCTGCGCA